TGGGATTAATATTTCAGAACAAGAAGATAGAGTAAAAAGAGAGATGGGGAAATATTGGTGGGATTTGAATAACTAGAAGAGATTAAGTATTGTGACAAGTGCGGGCATAAGCTAGAGTAAGGCACCTGTTGCTCACGCCGCAAACTAGTTAAGCCAGCTCTGCGTTGGCTGAGTAAGACATCAGCCAATTCTCAAGAGTTCGCACAATCCAGCTTAGGGGGCGTTCGCAAGCCCATACAGCCATTCTAAGCAACGATAAGCCTTTAGGGCTAGCTTCCCAGCTAGCCATATATCAGCCTATCATCCAGCTCAGCAGGCATTGCTGAGCGGGCTAGGCACAGCTAAGCCATAAGAAGACTCGCTATCGCTCACTATCTTAAGCCTTAGGGCTTGCAGCCGGCTAAGCTGTGCACGCTACGCTTACCTCAGCCACTGCCGAGCCTAACCTATTCCATAGGGCTCGCCCAAATCGCATTAGTATATGTATCTTATTATGCGATTATTAGGTTTCGTTGAGTTTTTTTCGTTGCAGGACTCCAGGGAAAATAATAATAGTTAATTATCCTACAAAAATTATAAAAAGAGTTAATTGTGCTACACCCCCTTGCTTCCTATGGAACTCTAACCTAGGTAACTAGACTATACATAACTATATAAGTAAGTAATATGTAAGTAAGTATATGAAAGTAAACAGAACATGGTGTATTGATGAGAGTTTTATTCCTTTACTGAGGGAAACCAACGCATCAGAGTTAGTTAATAGACTATTATCAGAACATTTCAGTGCAGAAAACAGTGATAATTTACCAAAAATACGTCTAAAAACACGCGAATTAATGCAAGAAAGGGCTGTTTTTAGCAAAAAAATCAAGCATTTAAAGACAAAAGCGATCAAAATTCAGACGAAGCTAGACAAGGACAAGCAAAAAGATAAGACACAGGCGCAACAAGCGAAGAGAAGATTAGCAGTTGAGGAGCATAAGCGGAAGTATGAGAATGAAGAAATCACTGAAGATGAATATTGGGAGTTCTTCGAATGAAAGAGAAAACAATTTCGGAATTTGATAGAAGTGAGAACACAAAGAAGATGGAAGCTTGGGCTAAAGAGAACCCATTCACAGCTATGATGCTTTTCGGAGATGAGACTATGGAAGAGAAGGTAGCATACGCGGAAAAGAAGTTCAGTAACTGAGCGCGGGAGCAAAGATTTAAATACTAAGTAATCTTAGATTACTTATGACAAAACAAGAAGAGAGGCGACGGGAAAGGATTGAAGAAGTTAGGGATTACCTCAGGAAGAACAAAGACAAAAAGAAGGTTATCTTTCATTTCTGTTTGAAATGGGGAGCTTCGACCTTTATCGTGAGAGAATACATTAAGATAGCTGAGATGGGGTTATGAAGGATCATAAAAAAGTAGCTATGGGAAAGAAGTCCCGGAAGGATGGCGCGGCATTTGAGTTGAAGGTTAGGAAATGGTTAGAGGAAAATGGATTCTTTGTGGACCGGTGGACTAATAACGTTCGGGATGGGGAGATTAGACCGGCCAGGGGTAATAGATTTGGGAGTAGAACGTTAGGATTTCCGGATTTTGTGGCATTTGACCTCGAAGGCTTTTTAATATTAGTAGAATGTAAAACAAACGGGATATTATCTAAAGATGAAAAAGAAAAAATTAAATTCCTCGAAGAAAGAGGCTTTACTTGCTATGTCGCCTACAAAGGAGACGACGGAAAATCTGTGGAATTCAAAGAACGTCCTCGACTTCGTGGAGAAAAGGCTTAATATCAAACTCGACAAATGGCAGAGGGACTATATTATGACAGAAGGAGACACAGCGGTTCGTGCGGGGAGACAATCGGGAAAATCTTTCGCCCAAGCAATAAGGACAATGCTTCTCGCAATCAATCATAAAGGAAAGAAAAAAGCGGCGGATGATCAAGACACTATTTTAATTACAGGCGGAGTTGAACGTCAAGCCTACGAGTTATACATGAAGGTTAGGAGGATGGTTGAAACACTAGCCCCTCACATGATTGTAGGACGACCTACAATGAGGAAGATGGAACTTAAAAATAATTGTAGAGTTCTCGCACTCCCAGCCGGAAGGGATGGGGCAGGTCTGAGGAACTTCTGTTTAATTAGGTTAGTTGTTGATGAGGCACATTACGTTTACGATGAAGTTTATAATGCGTGCGAACCAATGCTCGCAACTACGGGAGGAAATATGGATTTACTTTCTACTCCAAAGGGAAATAAGGGGAGATTCTACGATGCATTTCAAGAGGATTCAGGTTTCACTACGTTTCACACTACGAGCGAAATGTGCCCGAGGATTCCAAAGGATTTCCTAGAAAGGAAGAAGAAGAGTTTAACAAAAATGCGTTATGCGCAGGAATATTTAGCAGAATTTCAGGACAAAATGCAACAGATGTTTCCGAAGGAGTTAGTTGATAGTTGTATTGTTAAAGCAGGCTTCGAAGGAACGAATTTCTTGGGCGTGGATTTCGCGGGGTATGGGGGAGATCAAAACGCTTTCGTCACACTAGCAAACCTAGACGATAGGAGTTTCATTAAAGAATTTGAAGTCTCGGAAAGAGTTAAGGCATGGGAGACCGTGCAGAAGATTATAGAACTAAATATAAAATTCAAATACAAAAAGATAGGGGTGGATGATGGGGGTTTGGGAACACCAATCTTAGACTACATCCTAACTCACAACAGCCTAAAGAGAAAAACAATCGGACTTAACAACGCCTCCAGGGCAATTAATAACGACGGAAAAGCGAAGAGATTGTTAAAAGAGGATATGTATGGAAATCTGAAGTTGATGATGGAGCAGGGTTTAATAGTCTTCGAAGAGAATGAGGATTTGCGGAACAGCCTTGATTCGATTCAGTTTGAGATAGACGAAGGCACGGAAAACCTAAAAATCTTTGGGAATTACTCACATATTACCGAGGGGCTCATACGGGCGGCGTGGCTCATAAAAACGAAAGGTTTAAAGCTTTGGGTGGCTTAGGAAAACAATGGCAGATACAGGCATATTCGCAACGACAGCGGAGATTTTAAGAAAGGCGGGTGTGGGGGCTTCGACTGCGGCGAGCGATGAAGCTTACACAAACGATTTTATTTATCAAGCGGAGTGTTTTATTAACGTTCTAACAAGGAAGAATTATTCGGCTACGGGAACTTATGCAGCACTAACGGCGGGGACTAAGGGAATCTTAAAGGAAGCGGCGGCGAACCTCGCGGCAATCTACGTAATCCAATATGATATGAATGGTTATAAAACTCTAAGACACGGAGAAAACATAATAAATATAAACTGGGCTAGGTTTGTTCAATGTATAGGATTACTTAAAGACCAAAACGCAGTAACCTTTATCGGATAATGGCAGACACACTATTAAGCGGCACTACGATTGTAGAGAAAGAGACTTTCCTAATGGTAGATAGGGGAGATCCTACGTCACCGGACTTCGACGAGACAACTTTAACAACAGACGGGACATGGCAGACTTTAGATTTGAGCGGGATAGTTCCGGCAGGGACTAAGTTTGTTTATTTGGTTGTGTTAATATTAGACGATGCAACAGACAAGGCAATTTCTTTTAGGAAGAATGGAAACGGAAGCGTCGCAAATCTTCCGTCGGTGAGAACACAGGTGGCGAACATTTCTAACGATAATCAAATGTGGGTAGCATGCGACGATAATAGGATTGTTGAATACATCGGAACTAATAACACTTTTACTCAGATAGATTTAACCGTGAGTATGTATGTAAAATAAAATGGCAGAAATATATAATAAATTAGGGGCGAAGTTAATAGATGCAATTGTGTCGGAATTTCGAGAAGAACTAGATGAGATTAGGACAAAGATGGAAATGAAACCTAAAACTAAAGACGAGACAGAAATTAAAATAGCAGCGAAACTAACGGGAATTAAAGACTACGGGTGGATGAATGAGTCACGACTTCTCTAAATTCCCAGAACTAAGGAACTCGCAGATGGCTTTTTATTATTTTGATAGCCCACACCAACAAATCGCAGAGGACTTCGACGCGAGAGTTGTTAAGGTAATTGATGGGGACACTATAAGAGTAAAAGCAAGTTTTAGGAACTTCACTTTCCCTATTCGGATGAGTAATTTACTAGCGCCGGAATTGAATGAGAAAGGTGGCGTGAGAAGTAGGAACCATTTAGAATCACTAATCGGGAACGCTAACGTGGAGATAATAGTTAATAAAAATAACAGGGTAGGGAAGTGGGGCAGACTTCTAGGGCAAGTTAGGCGGAGTGGACTAGACGTTGGAGAAGAGATGAAGGCGGGGGGATTTGCTATTGACGTCGGAACCGAACAAATGGGAATTAAAGATTTAATTATTATGGATATTGTATAATGGGAGACATGAAAATAGACAGCGCGGAAATAAGTGATTTAACTAATGCAATGACGGACTACTCGGTGGAAACAGACGACACAGACGCTACAAGTGATCAGAAAGAAACGGAATGGGTGAATTCTAATTGGCAACAACAATTCGGATATTTCACACAAATACCGGAGATCAACGCAGCAATCAACGCCAAGGCGACATGGACGATAGGGAAGGGATTTTCTGCGGACGAAGTTACTACGATGTTATTAGACACTCTAAAGGGATGGGGTAAAGATACTTTTAACACAATTTTAGAAAACATGATTAGAACTTACTACATAGGGGGGGATTCTTTCGCGGAGATTATCAGGGACGACGAGGGAAACTTAATTAATCTAAAAACTCTCAATCCTAGTCAAGTTAAGATCGTCACAAATAGGGAAGGGCTTGTAATCAAGTATAAAGTTCAAACAACTAAGGAAGCGGAGGAAGAAGATTTTCAACCGGAAGAGATGTTTCATCTTGCACGTAATAGGGTAGCTGACCAAATCCACGGCGTCTCGGTAATTGACAGCGTAGAGAATATTATTTTGGCAAGGAACGAAGCAATCAGCGACTATAAAATTGTAATGCACAGGAACGTTTACCCTAGGATTATATTTCACTTAGACACCGACGACGATACAGAAATAGCGACATATAAAGCGAAGATGGATAAGGCGTATGCGGAGAATGAAAACATTTATGTTCCTAAAGACACGGTTGTTCCGGAAGTGTTAGCGGTTGCGCCTAACTCTACACTAGACCCTAAGGCATGGATTGATCAACAAGGAGACTTTTTCTACGAGGCGGTGGGAGTCCCACAAATCATCTTAGGGGGTAGCGGGGAGTTTACGGAAGCCTCGGCCAAAATCGCCTATTTGGCATTTCAGCAGAACGTAGAGGAAGAACAATTATTTATAGAGGAGCAGGTGTTAGCCCAACTTAACCTAGTTCTTGAATTAGAGTTCCCGGCAAGTCTAGAGAACGAATTACTTTCAGACAAGGCAAAAGACGGGGCGCAGAATATAGACCCTTCAGAAACAACAGCGGGGGAAGGACAATGATAGAGGAATATTTAGTTCAATATGGAGTATTAGGACTTTGGACAATCTCACTACTCGGGGAAAGGTTTTATTTCCAAAGGAATCTCGCGGGTTCATTAGATAAATTAACAACGGCGATAAGGGGGATGAATGGCAAGGGTAAGTAAACAATTTAGCGGAAGTATGGTAACGGGGAGCAAGACTAACACAGGTGAAATTAAGAAGAAGAAAAAGAAGAAGAAAACAATCGAACTTAACCCGGAGAAGAGTGTTATTGATTTGAGCGGGCAGAGGAAGGATAAAGCGGTAGAGGGGATTAAAGAGGATACTAGATTTAAAGATGTTAGAGACCAAGGGGTTACAGGTTCGGATTTTGGGAAAAAGAAAAGGGAAATATTTGCGGAGGAACATCCCACACAAAAAACTCTATTAGATATAGGCTCTACGGTAGCACTAACAGGAGCAACGGGAGTTTTAGGAAAAGCAGTTCAAGCAGCTAGAGGAGTAGGGGCAACAGCAGCAGTAGCTAGAAGTGCTAATGCTCAACAGGCAGCAGCAACAGCGACAAAAAAGCTACTAACTCACATACCAAAACCAGGAGTCTCATCAAAAACAGCGACGAACATAGTAGAAGGCGGGAGAAAATATGCTTTACGTTCTATAAGTCAAAATGGGAAAACGTATGCTTTACAAAAAACAATACTTCAACAGGCAGCAAGCGCAACTACAAACCCAAAAGTAATACTAGGACTTCTCGCATCGGGATTTTATACCTCTTTATTTTGGGCACCTAATGAGAAAGGTGATGCACTAACAACTATAAGTATAGCACAAGCAAACGCAATGAAGAATGGTGATTATGAAATGGTTTATGAGATGGATGATTTAATGCAGGAAACACTAGAAATATCAGCGTCGGTGCCGGTGATTGGATTCTTAAAAGCAGAGAAGGCGAAGTTTGCTGCCGCAGCAAAAGCGAGTGAGGCATATAGAAGAGAAGCAGATAAAATAAAAGAAGAGCAAGAAAGAATAACAGAAACCGGGGAGAGCGATTTTGCTAAAGAACAAAGAGAAAATGCAGAAGCAGCGAGGGAAAGAGTATTAGCGAACAGAGAAGAAGATGAAGAATATTTCGATAAAATTGCAGAAGAAAGAGAGGCTGATAAACTAGCAGGAAGAGAGACAGACAGCGCTTATTATACTAAAATTGCAGAGGACAATAGAGCAAGGAAATTGGCAGAGAGAGAAGAAGATGAAGCCTACTACGACCAGTTATGATAGAAACATTTATAAAGGCTCTCCCGCTCTATAAAACATGACAAACGATGAAACAAAAGAAACTCCGAATGACGATAGCGATACAACTTCTAAAGATGCAAATCCTGCTGATACGATTAATAAAAGTTATGAAGAACTTAAAGCTGCTAATGATAAGGTTGATGCTGAATTACTCAGAGGTGAGGAACTTCGAGCAAGGAAGGCCCAGGGTGGGAAGTCGGCGGCAGGATCAGAAGTTAAGGAACAGACACAAGACGAGAAGGACGAGGAAACAGCTAAAGATTTTATGAGGGACGATGAATAAACTTAAAGCGGCTGTTATCAAGCAATCTAAAGAAGTTTTAAAACAATCAGAAATAGATAAGAAAAGATTATTATCACACATTACTAAAATTGAGATTGATATTATGACAGCCGAAGCAATTATCAAAGGTATGAAAGATGAATGATTTTGAATTAAGGTTGTGGTTTGTTGCAGCAGGGTTATTAATTCTAGGGATTAAGGTTTGGCAGTATAAAAAATGGAAATGAAAAGATTTGCATGTGATTTTTGTGAGTGTGTTATCGGTCCAATAGACCATTATAAAGTAAATGATAAAGATATATGTGAAATATGTCTAAGGGCAAGGTTGAAATAATGCACGTCCAATTAATGATACGGGGGATTTATAGCCAGTGTGAATTATGGAAAAGCATGGCTCAAAGTCAATTCTTTAAGTGGCGAAGGACAAACATAGAAACAAATGAAGAAGAATTAATCTTATTTCAAGGAGCATTAAGACCTTCGGCATGGGGAACTTATGAATACATAATCCCAGACACAGCACTACCGGAATTCTTGAGTATGGTAGCGCACACCGACGACAAAGCGATACACTCGGGACAATCTAAAAAGAAAATGGTAGGGTTAGCATTAATGAGGAAGATGTGTGGGGTTCAGAAAATACCAAAGAAAATCTATAAGGAAAGTCAAGAGAAAGCGCCGACTATGATTTGGGAAAACAGCGAAAGAGGACTACATGGTTTACAAGTTCATGGGGTTTGTGTGCACGTTATCGGGATAAAAAAGGACAAATACGGGAAAATGTTTGATCCGAAGACTAATAAGACTTATCACCAAGAACTCCTTTAAATCGAAACCTTTAAATAGTTCGCACAATCCATATATACATGGCAGTAACAGCAGCAACAAACGCGGTTCGAGAAGTAGAAGCTTATGGTCCTAATAACGACGGCGGACAAAGACGTTTTACGGTTGCAGCGGGAACGGATATTGCTAAGGGTTCTTTATTAAAATTTGCTGATCCTAGAACAGCGTCTCAATCCTCAGGGGAAGGAGATATTATTGCGGGTGTAGCGGCTATGGACAAGGAAGGGGATGATCCTTCAACAGAAATCTCAGTTTGGACAAATGGTATTTATGAATTTACAGCTTCCGGTTCTATTACAGCAGGAGACCACGTGCAGAGTTCGGATGTGATGGTTAATGGTATAATTACATCTGGGGACGTAGCAAACTCGACACAGATTATAATTGGAACAGCTTTAAAATCGGTTTCGGCAACAGAGAGAGTTCAAGTGAGGATGAATTTGTAATGGCAATTTCTAACTTATACAGAATGAGCGCTGATGAGAGAGCGAAAGCATTAGGGGAAGAACCTAAGGCTGAAGAACCTAAGGCTGAAGAACCTAAACAGGAGAAGAAAAAGAAATAATGGCATTTGATCAACAAACAGGAAGCGCAGATTTGAGGAAGGAAGTTGTAGATAAAGTGATTAGAGATATTGCGAAGCCTTCTTATAAATTTAAACAAGCGGTTAGGATTGTTAAGACTAACGCATGGAAACAAACATTTTTTAGAGCAAGCACTACGGTTCTTTCAGGAGCTTCGGGCGCTTCGGTTGAAGGAATACCAAGAGGCGCAGCATTTCCAAGGGCAACACCAACGACAGAGGAAGTTAATTCTTATATTGTGAAGTATGGTCTTGAGGACTTTATCACTTTTGAGGATGTTATGAGTTCTGAGATTGACCAGGTGAAGCAGATTATATTCAAACTAACACAGGCTACGGTAAGCGCAGTAGACGGAAGGATTTACAACACACTATCAGAGAACGGAACTCCTGCTAACATCCAAGAAATAGTTATTACAGGTGGACAGACATGGGACGCTTCAAGTGCGGCAATAATCGACAACCTAATGCACGCAAAGCAGTTAATCGGAGAGAAGAATTACAACACTGCCAAACTTATGTGTTTCCTAACAGACGAGGCTCATAGATATGTTGTAAGTTACTTAGCAGAAAAAGGGGCACAATTCCCAAGCGTAGGTAATGAAATGGCTGAGAATGGAAGGATAGGAAAATTGGCAGGTATTCAGATGGTAATCTCAAATAACGTAACATCGTCTCAGGTGTTAGTTGTTGTGCCGAAGGTATGTGGAGCATGGAGAGAATCTGTAAGTCTAAGAAGTGATCTAAAGAAAGACGCATTTAAGGGAACTAGGATTAGGGTTGTAGAAATGGGCGTTGCACAACTGACAGACCCGGACGCAGTAGTTCTTATTCATTCTATTTTGTAGTTTTTGTATCGAAACCAGTATCACCCTGTTCAGTAAGGCGATACCGATTTCTAGGAAGTTTTAAGTAGTATCTATTATTGGGGAGTATATGGGTGGATGGACAGGAATTGGGAAGGATAGGATTAATTGGGACGGACAGATTGAGCAGAAAGAACTAACACCGATTAAGGAGAACGATCTAGTTAATAAAAAGTATGTTGATGATAATGATTTTTGGCTTCGGGATGCTAACGGACTATACCCCAAGACTTTAACGGATGACGTGGGAATTGGAACAGCAACACCAAGCGACCCTCTACATATTTACA